AAAGTAGAAGATCCATCACAGTTTGTTTATATTTTTCTAAGAATTGAGTAGACTTAATTACATAACTAAATTCCTGATAATAATAACTGTCATGTAGTCTTTGGTCGGAACTTAAAAATCCTTTTGTCCCATCATATCTACCAGGTTTTTCCTGTAATGCTGTTTCAATTACACCCGAAGCAGTAGTTACATCTGATATAATAGTTTCTCCCAAGACGAATGTGCCAGCTACATCAGCAAGATATACTTCACTTACTAAAACACCGCCTTCATTTAATAAATTTATCCTCTCTATTCTACCGAATGCACCTGAAGTCTGACCAACAAAAACCTGTCCTTCTAAATTAGTTCTTTCATCATTAGATAACCCAGTTACTCTAAGATATTTTTCAACTATCCATCTACCATCTGAGCTTTTAAATACATATTCACCTGGAAATCTAATTTCTAAATCTTCATCAAACAAAATACGGAAAAGAAATTTATATGATTTTTCCGAACCTTTTGCATTATACATTTCTCGAATATGTTTAGCCAGAAGCTTCTTGTCTACTAACGCATCATCTGGTATATTCTTATAAATCTCTTCGCGGAAGTATTGTAAGAATGCGTTTGTTGTGGTATCGATATCTTGATATGCTAAAATATTTTTAGCACCATCAATCATACCACCATTTTGTTCCATGAACTCATAGTAAGCTTCAATAAATCTTTGTAATCTTGGTCCTTCGTCACGAACAAAATCAGGTAGTTGTTCGTTAACTAAGACAGATGTTTTCTTACTTGTAGTCATCAGTAACTAGAACCACTAATTGAAGTTGATGTAGTTGTACCTGTTGCAATAACTGTACTTGATGATAATCCAAATGTAGGCACGGCATTATCTGTTAGAATTGTTGTCGTTGTTCCTTGTGTCACAACCTCACTGCCTCCAGCGGCAGATGTCACAATACCAGTTGAATTATCTACCGTTGTAACAGAAGAACCAGACACCAAAATAATTTGATTTCTAACTCCAAATATATTTTTATTTTCTGGAGTAACAAATACGGATATCGATGTTCCACTATAAGATGTAATTAATGTATTGTAGATAGTTAAGATACCTTTTGAATAATCTATTTTACCAAAGTTATTATCTCTATAAACTCTTTCATTATTTACTACAGAGTAAATTCTCAGAGTACCCTTACCATCTTCATCGATATATACTTCATTACCATCAACAACAAATTTAGATGATGATACATTACCTAAATGACCAGAATGTGGATTACTCAAAACATTATTATATTCTAACTCATAAGTATTCGTAGAAGTTGTTATAGGCACAAATCTTTTTTCAATAGTAAAAGAAAGGTCCGAAGTAACGAAACTTGTATCAGCTTTTTTAACATTATCAGAAAGAACTGAGGAATAAAATTTATTTGAGAAAACGCCTAAATTATTACTCTCAAATGAAGAGATAGCGTTTTGAATTTTAGTATTTAACTCTGATGCTGATAAAGAAGTAAGTTGAGGATCATATCTAACATCGATTTTTGGATTGACATATAGATAAGTTGCATCAACAAAATCAGTATCAATACTTACCACATTCCTTGTTTTTAAAAATGTTTTAAGAGTTTGTTTTCTAATAGATGAAATCACTGAGCCAACTTTGGGCTTGACAGAGATATATACTTTTCCATATACTGGAGGATTATTCTCTTCTCCACCCCATACACTGATAGCCTGAATATCACCATTTTCTGATAGAATTATATTTTTATAATCATTAGAAGTAACCAGGCGGTCTTGTGCTTGAAACTTAAATGGAGCATTATATTTTATAGAGGATATACTTTCTAATTCTGCACCACCAGATGCGGCTGTGTTTGATGTAACAGAAAAACTACCTGAGAATGTATTAGCACCATTTACTACAGATCCATCTACAACTCTATAATCAATTATTACTATATTTCCATTCTTAGGTTTTTTTCCATATACATTATCACCAAAGTATACCTCAAACTTACTATCTTCATTTTCTTGTAAGAAGTAAATGGTAGAAACACTATTGACACTTGAGAAGTCTGATACAGTAGACCATGTTGTAAGTGTAGTATCAGAGCTTGACTCTTGTGTTCGAACTGTTAAGCTAGTAGTGTCTACGTTTGGATTAGGTAAAATATAACGAGTTGGGGTTGAAGTACTTACCGTAAATCTCTGTTGTAGTGGCTCACCCTGTGTAATATTGAGAGTTCCAGTGAAAGTACCGTTTGATTGTAATGTAAGAGATGTAGCCTCAGGAGTAACAAAAGTATAGTTAACACCATCGATACTAGTTGTGAATTTAGTATTAGCGGCAATGGTGTAAAAAGACGGTGAACCAGCGGGGTCTACAGATACATTCAATATTGCTTTAGCACCTCGTGCTGAACGAGGAACATAGTTTAATTGCTTTGCACGAGACACAACACTGTTTCTTAACTGCGCTGAGTCAAGAAACATTTCATTACCAACCATGTTGAGATAAAAAGCATTGTAATATGTATTGTATGATAGTAAGTCCAATAATATAGACATAGTAGAACTATCAAAGTCATAATCTGAAAATTCATTCTGGTCAGATAGAAAGGACTTTAAATTCGTTTTTATCTGATCAAAGTTGATATCTGAAACTTCGATTACATTGTTGGCTGGCATTTATCGGACTCTCTCAATAGTAAAGTTTAATCTGGTTTGTTGTATCTGATTTTTTGGTCTAAAAATAATATTAACAATTAATTCATTTCTATCATCTTTTTGATTTATATCAACTTTCAAAAGGTCTACTCTAGGCTCATAGACTTCAATAGCATCTTTAACAGATTTTTCAATACTTACCTTTGTAATCGGAGAAAAGTTTTCGAAAAGGTGTGATGTTATATCTCCACCAAAAAATGGGTTATAAAATCTTTCATAATTATTTGTTAAAATTAAATTTCTGACAGCCCTTTTGATAGCATCTTCATTTGTTAAAACCGATAACTTTTTTGTTACAGGATGAGTAGTAAAACTTAGACCAAGATCCTTAAATACAATCTCGTTTGTTTTAGGGTTTACTGCACCCGATCTATAAGCTGCCATAGTACTTACTCTTTTTTACTTTTATTTATAATTAAAATCTGAAAATATCTTCAACAGACTTATACTTTGATTTTCTTTCGATTTCAGCCATCTCAATATCTGCAATAATGGCATCTATATTTTCTTTCCAATAATTTAAAAATTTATTCACTCTAGGATATCTTGGATTATAATCTTCAGTTTGCCATGCGAATTCTTGTATTAAGTTTCTGTAGTCTGGTCTATAATAAAAAACTCGTAAAGAAACCAATACTTTTTTCTTAGAAAGCAAATACATCTGAACTCCCTTCTGATGCTCCTGAAGCTCCACCAACATGACCTAAGTTATCTAGACCCGCCGTACTTCCGTTTACTACCATTTCTAAACCATTAATAAAAACAGTGCCAGGGTTTATAGATGCATTCAATGCTCCACCACCATGAGTATTTAAATCACCTTGGACAGATATCAATTTACCATTAGCGAAGACATTAGATTGACCTGAAACAATTGTTTTTGCTCCACAGGACCTACTGTCTCCATCTCTGTGTACTCCTGGCATTAACCCATATCCTCTGGTTGGTCTATATCTTCATACACAGCTCCGGGAATTGGTTCGCCGAGAGAGTCAAAACTTGCTTTTAAACTAGCTTCTTGTTGCATCATAAATTTATCTGTTGGTCCAGCAGCTTTAGCTGCAAGCAATGTGGCTTTGGCTTCATTAATATTACTTATCATTAGTGGACTACTTCCAACTGGTAATTTCTGTGTAAATGTACCCATTTTAGAAGTCGCGGTAGTTAATTCAGACGACATACTCTTGACATTTTCTAATGGTAATATATTTGTTATATCTTTGGCTTTACCCAATGTTTGTGGCGCTTGTATAGCACTGAAAGATTCTACTTTACTTTTGATATCAATATTTGTGATATTACTTATCATAGGTAATTTT